CAGACCCTGCTAGGCCGCGCCAAGGGCGCGTTCCTGCAACAGTACTTCTACCTCATCAACCCGGATTTTGGGGAGTGGGCCGCGCGCCCCGGTGCCGTCGAGCAGGTCATGCAGCGCATCAAGCCCGCCACGTTCCTGCTGGAGGGCCAGAGCAGCGAGCGGGTGCTGCACACGGTGCCGCTGGCCTGCGAGATGGACATGACCGAGTACCTGACGATGAAGAAGCAGATGGCGGCGCTCGGCGTCACCGCGCTGACGGCGGCTAGCGTGGTCGGCAAGCTCTCGCAGATGTCCACCGGGTTCATCTACGACACCGCCAAAACGCCAAGCGCCAAACCAGGCAAATGGATCGTCAACACCAAGACCGTGTGGTTTTCCAGCCACAAGTTTGAACTGCTGGAGGACACGCTGGCGGAAAACCAGCGCGCCAACACGATCATCGTGTACAATTATCAGGCAGAATTGGACGAGTTAAAGAGACGGTATCCGCACGCACTGACGATGGATGCGCCGAACGCGGAGGCCCGGTGGAACGCAGGCACTGTGCCGTTGCTGCTGATCCATCCGAAATCGGCGGGTCACGGGCTGAATTTGCAGTTTGGAGGCCACCACATGGTGTTCCTCTCGACGCCGTGGTCGCCGGAGTTGTTTGAGCAGACGGTGGGCCGGCTGCACCGATCCGGGCAGAAGCACGACGTCTGGGTGTACGTCCTTCAAACGAAGGGCACGATTGACGAGCAGATATGGGCGGCGCTGGCCGCGAAAAAATCCGTAAGTGAACTGGCCGTGGAGGCTTTGAAATGAACTACCGAGAACTACTGGCGATGCTGCCGAGCATGGGCGAGGAGCAGATCCAGGATCTGCTGTTCGCAGAGAAGAATGGCGCCAAGCGCATGACGTTCCTGATCCGGCTGCACCAGCGGTTTTGCGCCATGCGTGACGCCCGCGAGCGCCGCGAACTGATCAAGGACGCGGTGGCGTGAGCGCGCTGGATGAACAGGTGGGCGGCGAGCATTACAAGAACCTGACCATTCAGCCCGTCGAGTACATCCACACCAACGGCATCGGCTACGTCGAAGGGTGCGTCATCAAGTACGTCACACGCTGGCGTAGCAAGGGCGGGCTGAACGACCTACTGAAGGCCCGCCATTACTTGGATGTGCTGATCGAACTGGAGACCCACGACTGAAGCGCGCGAAGTTGCGCGGCTAGCGCGTCGGCGCGGTCGGCCTCGACGTAGAGGGCGGGTCCGATATCGCGTCCAGTCTCTCCCTGAAGCTCCCCTCCTTCGGCGCCGGGATCATCAGTTCCGCCGGGGGCGGCTCCGGTTGCAGGCACGCCTGGGGCGTCGCACACCCGGATAACGCGAGGAGGCTTGTTACGCAGACGATCCATTTCTTGGGCATAGTTCTGTGTGACCTCGGTACGAATCCGCCGCGCGGTTTCCTGAGCGGCCAGCGTCGCCGCCAGCCGCATCTCAACTTCCGGCAGGCGCTGGGCTTGCGAGCGCCAGTGCATGACGGTGGTGACGACCAGCAGGCCCACGCCCGCGATCAGCGCGTAGGCCAGCAGGCGCGCTTCGATCACAGGGACCGCTGCCCGCCCACGCCGACCTGAGCGCGATACCAGGCAAGCGTGACGTTCGCCATACCAAGGAACAGCAGCAGCGCGCCGGTCCAGCGTGCCGGGATGAAGCTCAAGTCAGCGGCCATCAAGAATCCCAGCAGGGCGGTGGCAAGGCCGATCCAATCGTAATTGAGGCGGCTGACCGCCATGCTTTTCAGGCTCATTTCACACCTTCATGTTCCAGCGAATAGTGGTTGCCGTCGTTGAAACGTCCGCCCCAGCGGGCGTCGGTCGCCTGCTTTTCCCACCACTCGCCCAGCGGCTGATGGTCGGAGGACTGCTCAAGGAACTGCCCGTCCTTGAACAGGTTAAGGTCGATGGCGAGGCGCAGCTTGTGGGCGCTGGACGGGTGGCTGTAGGACTTGCGGACGCCCATGTTGCCATGCACGCGGGGGTCGCGGTAGGCGTCGCCGAGGGTGACCTCGTAGCCCATCTTGTACGCCTGGGCGATCAGTTGACCCGCCATGCGGGCGAACCGGGACTGTTTCTTTCGCAGGCTCATTTGTCCACCTTGTGATCCAGCTTGTCGTGAATCCGGGTGAGCATACCCTTGATCTCGTCGATATCCGCACGGTATGTGCTTTGCGTGACGTACATCAGCGGCATCTGACGCACATCTCTGTCCAGCCGCTCCATGGTCTTGTAGATGTTGTTCAGCACCCAGCCACCCATAAACCCGGCGAATGAGACAACGATGTTGAACATGTCTTGTGAATCCATCATTGCCTCAAGCTGTTGCGGTTTTCTTCGCCCATAGCGTTGGTAACGACAGCCGCAGGCGTAGCAGCGCGAGCCGCGCCACGCCCCGCAGTCCGAGCAATATCTTGACCGGCGGCAACATTTGTTGCGGTGCGCTGCGCTTTTTCTAGCGCGACGGCGGCGGCTTGTGGGTCAAGCATTTCGGTGGCTATTTCAATGGCCAGTTTGCGGTCAATTTTGCCTGCGAGACGTTTAAGTATTGCGTTTGCGACAGTGACCGCGGTCTCCAGCGGATTTGGAATTGACACGCCACCGGCTACTTTCTGTACCTGTTCCGTGCCCGCCTTGGCGGCTTGTGGGCCTGCAACACGCGCCGCTTGTGCTTGGTCTCGATAGCTAGCCAGCCGTTCCAAATCGCGCTGCACATCTTTAATTATGTCTATTTGACTTGGCGTCAGAACGTCGGATAAGTTTTCAAATCGCGAAGCGCCGGTTGTCGCCTGCTTAATAGTTCTAGGTGCATCCTGAACCGCGCCAGCAAACACAACAGGCCGCAGGTTGGCATCGCCTTGCAGCGCAGAAGTCAGTTTGCTTTCCAAATATTGCCCGACTTCCATCTGATTAATCGGCGCGCTGCGAGCGCGGAATGCAGACCGCGCGGTGCCGTAATCCGGCACTTGAGTTTCAAGCCATCGGATAAATTCTTTTTGCGTGTTGCCAATTTTGCTAGCTTCAACTTTGCCGATACCAAACGTTGCCGGGTCTTTAATCAGATCGTCCAGCGCGATTTTGACGTAGTGCGCGTCGGCGGCGGTGTAGGCATTATTTGCCCCCCAAGTAACGCCATCTTCTTCTGCCAGCTTGCGCGCTCGCTTGATGGCTTTCTGCATAGATGGCCGTTTCAACAGCCCTTGAGCAGTAGCGTTTATCGTTATAGGTTGAACGCCTGCTGCGCCATAGAGCATTCGCGCTTCTGTCGCCCGCGCGGCTTTAGCGGCGTCCAGTGCTGGCGCGTCTTGTCCAACCTGGCGAAGAGCTGCAACGCGAGCGGCGTTTTGCGCTTTTTCGCGGGCAAAGTATTCAGTCGGCAATTGTGCGCGAGCGTTTTCTTGCAGCGCGGCGTAGCGCGTTACGCCTGTAGGTGCGGCGGCTTCGCCTGCGGTAGGCATTGAGCCTCTTACGATCTCAGGCTGGTTGCGAAGGGCGTTAATAACTTCGGGCGCGCGACCTTCGGTAGCTTCCATCAACACGTTTGTTTTGGGGCCGCGAGCTAGCACGCCGCCAACGCGAGACGCCAACTTCCCCGCAACTTCAGCAGCAGGAAGTATTCCAGTGATACGCAACGGGTCAGTGACGCGCGATGCGGTCGCCAACGTCGAGCCAACACGCCCAGGAAGTGTTGCTGCGCCAATACCTGCAACTGCGGACACATCGCCTAAGAATGCGGCGGGGTCGGTAGCAATCGTGTTCTTTAACGCTTCAATGCTGCCGTAACGGTCTTTGTACATCCCGCCTGCTGCATCCGCCTTGGCAATCCATTCCGCCGCCAGATCCGGTCGTTTAATCCACTCTTGCGGCAGGTAGCGCGCATACGCTCCTGTAAGCACTTCTCCAAGGTCTTTGGAAAACTGCACCGGGTTACCTGCTATTTGTGCCATGCCGGTAACAGCATCTTTAGCGAATCTAATCGCGCTTTTCGGGAAGTTTTTTGCCGCCGATATAGCCGTGTCCGTCAGGCTGCGCGACGCGGGCGGAGTTTTGGCTATGGGATCTGCGTCCGCAAATTCGGCAAACGAATCGGTTTGCGGCGCGTCGGCAAACTCCGCAAATGAATCAACAGCAGGCTTTTTATTAGGCAGGGGCATTAGCGCACCTTGGTACGCCCGTCAGGCGTAATAAACGTAG